TTATTGTTTCGAGGATGTATTCAGCTTTTTCACAAAGCTGTTGAGGTAGTTCGCTCCGCGGCTGGTGAGGATACCAGCCAGCACGGCAGAAACGTAGTAGCCGCTGCCTTCAAGACCAAAGGGGTTGACTTGAAAAGCGAGGGAGAGCGAAATGCCAATGAGGATAGAGAGGATGTAAGTGGAGCGATCTTTTAATAGGGGGAAGGCATTCTTTAAAATTTCGGTTACGGCTTCGATCAAGATCGCCATAAAAGTAAGCAAACTCAGGCTGTGAATGAACTGGTCCATGTCAATCAAAGGTTGTTCCTCCTTTTGTTAGTAAAGCGGGGCGTGTTTCGGGGAGTCAGAGGCGATCAAGGCTGATAAACAAACATCCAGCCGTCATTCATTGGGAAGGGAGTTAATTCGCGAGGCGAGATTTCGCCCCAAGGAAGGTAGGTGTCACCTTTGTGGTTAACGATGCAACATCTAGGAAATCCTCGCTTGCATGTACGTTTTGAGTTCGGTTTCTAGCTCTTTGACACGGTACTCCAGCTGTTGTCTTTCTACTACCAGCGTCGTGTATTTATCTCGCCACTCCTGCACGATGGTTTCAAGCTCCATGCAACGGTTGCGCCAAACGTGGAGTTCTTCCCGAAGCTTGTCCATTTCCTGACGAAGCTCCTGACGAATTTGCTGGTTTTCCTGCGAGATTTGCTGCCTGTCTGTAATCATCAACTCTTTCTTGTTGTTGTGGCGGGCAACCAGATAGGTGACGATTGCTGTCAGTACACTGGATACTACCAAAGGGAGAGTGGAAGAGTTGAGTAGTGTTTGGATCATCCGTTTATTCACCCGCTTTCTCTTGTGAGGTCTATATATAGAGTAGACAGTTTGGGAGATTTCTCACGGTGTTTTGAGTGAAAATGCTACCACAACTGCTTGATTTGGAAGTAAGAATAAGCGGGGAGGGCTTCTATGACGCCATTGGCAGAAAACGAGTAGCCGAAAAGCTCCACGTAGTCGCCAGGCTTTAGCTGGACGATGCTTGAACCGTTTAAACACCAGGCATGGTTGGAATAGGAGACGATGCTGCTGAGTACTTTATGGAGTTCACCGTTGATTCGGATTTCTAAATGCAGTCCGTTTGGTGAGGTGGTTGGGCTTTTGATTCGTGCTGAGCCAACAATTAAGTAGTCGCCGGGTGTCTTTGCGATAAAGCGATTTAGGTTTTTATCGAATTGTTGCAGTTCGTCGTGGATGGGTGTGTTGAAATTGATTTTGGTAAAGGTGTCGGGGGCGGTTAGGGCTTGGTCGGCGGACATAGTGACGGTTAAGTTTGTGGCTGTTTTTGCCGTAAAATTGGTAACGAGATTAGAGGAGACGATAGTGAAGCTCTGGATGACAGGACTATCGAAAACACCATCCGGAGAATGAATAACAGCTTTTACTCGCAGATCTGAGTTGATTGGATTCGGGAAGGTAACTTGATTACTGAGTGTTGCGGGAATCCAATTAAATCCCCCGTCATTGGTAATAAACCAACTGATTGTACCATGCTTCTGATCCTCTTCCGCTGTTAACACTGCATTAAGAATGGGAGATACAGCTGGCAGACGATTACTGACGAATTCTTGTGTGAGATTGCCTGATTCTCCACCGATTGTCAGGCTGAATTTAGTTATCTCTGGGGTCATGGTTACTGTTGGCGTTACAAGCTTCATCCTAAGGGTGATCGTATCGGTTGGGGATGAAAACTTTATCTCTTGACCATTTTGAGCAGGTAGCCACTGTGCCCCATGGTCTGGAGAAATTTCCATAGTGAATGACGAAGAGGTAGACACAAAATCGCTCCGCATCATTGTCAGATTTTTGCTGTAGGCGGTAGATGCGTAGACACAGCGAATTTTTTGATTGGAATCCTTATATACATAGGAGAGGCTGCCGTTAAAATTCGTCACGAGAGTCTCGTCATCGGCGATCTCTAAGGTGTCTTCATTTACTGATAAGGAGCAGATTTTTCCTGTTAATTGGGTATCGTAGGTGAAACGATAGGTGTTTCCGTCTTTGACTAAGCTGTTGATACGATCGGCAGTTCTGGGAAGTGCTTTTGCTTGGAGTAAGGTACCTGAGAGGGGAGCTATCGTGCAAACGTAAATAGAGCTAGGACTGGCACTTTGTACGGCGGCAATAATAATTCTACGTGTATCTGGGTCAAAATAAGTAGCTAGGGAGTCATTGAAGCGTTGTATAGTAAGTTGCTTTGGAGACTGTAAGAGAGATCCAGTAAGGCTTATTTTTGTGAGGAAGACTCCACTTATATATTGTGTATGATGTATGGATACAATTGCCTCTTGATCACTATCGTAAAAAAGGCTAAGGCTGGTCAAAAGACCATTACTGTTTGTTCCTGGTAGAAGAAATGCTGGTATCAAAGTATTCATTTCACTATCGAATTTGGCAATATAAAGGCCATAGTATCCATATGTCCAACCGAACCATATGTGATTATTTTTGTCTACACAAAGAGAGGTAGACTTATAGAATACTTCTCCACCACTTGTGGAATGGTGTAATACCCAGTCCTTATGGAAACTTCCGTCGCTATTAATACAGCCAAGGTAAAGGTGCCTATAGTAATTTTCTCTGCTTGTTGGTACACCGAGCCAAACTCGGTTGTTATAATCGACCACGAAACTTACATCAGGTATATAGACTCCATTAGTTGAAGCAGGATCAAAGTTAGGACTGAATGGAGTAGGAGATATTTTCTCAAAAGCAAGCGAGCCATCCGGGTTTTCAACTCGATAATAAACTCCCTCTGTTTTCAGGAAAGCGACATGCCATGTCCGATTCGTTCGATCTGTAAATGCAATTGGCTGGAAGTAGGAGCGAGTATCATCGTTGGTGAGACGTTCCGAGTGAGAAAATGCCATTGTTGAAGGAAGGACAGTATTGGCGTTTATCGTGACGGTATCGGAGCTTTTAACAGGAATAGGTTTGGTATAGAGGATCCCTTTCGAATTCCCGGGGGCAATTGATGCTTTCTGGTTCGAAGTATCGAACAAGATGTTAGTGGAATTGATGCTATCGTAGTTATTGGTATTTTCAAAGCTCTCTTGAAAAGAAGCCGTTTTGGCAACCCTGACTGCATTTGTCCGAACTGCTGCCGTAGTCTTATCAAAATCAATACGGGAGCGGTTGCTAAAATCTTCATGGTGCGTATAAGTAATGGTACTTCGCTGTTTTTCGATCGAATCTATCCGGTCTTTTAATGCTGGGTCAGCTCCGGCACTAGCGATCCCGGTACCAGTCCCAATAAATAGTTTATGAGTGTCTGTGGTAAAAAGAGGTTCCCCAGCTGGGGCGGAGGAAGGCAAATCATTTTCTTTTCCACGTTTGAATTTGATTGGTAGTGTCATTAAAAGGTACCTCCATCTACTTCTGTGAGGGTGGAGCCGCTGCCGCCGCCAGAGCCAACGTTGATTTTGTAGTCTCCATTTGACAGCAAGAGGACTCGGAGATTGGTATTTCGGTTATACCCATATTTGTAATCGACCCCGGGCATCGCCATGTCCCAGGAATCTAGTAAGTCCACATTCATTGTAAGGGAGTCTAGACTTGTTTCATCAGTGGATGATGACTGTTCGAAGTAGAACGCGCATCGCAAGTTTCTAGATTGGCCAAGCTTCTCGTCCCATTCAGAGATGCTATTGAAATCGTCTATTGTCATTGCTTTTGCTTTGAAATCAATGGGGTTAGTAACATCAACAGTTGTCCATGAGCCATCCTTTTGTTTTGCTCCCCATGTTGCTCCACTGTCCGTACTTATTGCGACTCTTAAAACGCCTTTCTCTGTACCTGATAAGGTTAAAGCGTTGATTTTAGCTACGCCAAGAAAGCTAGTATCATTTTTCATTTTCACTATTCTTGGTATAGGGACTCCAGTGAGATGAGCGACTGTTGGCTCTCTCTTAGGTTTCGAAACAAGGATTTTGAGGGTGGATTTGTCTTTTAATTCCTTTAGGAATGGGGTGCATGCACTGAGATCAAGCATGCCTTTATTTAGAAACATATCGTCTGTGGGGGGAGTAGTACCAACGGTTTCCCAGCCGGAAGAAGTGTACGTTTTCACGTCTGAACCGTCTTGTACGAGGAATCTATTGTTTATTGACTCAATCAGGAGAACGGGACGGAAGCCTCGGCCAGGAGTTGTTAGATCTGTTGAACCAGATATCCAGTTTTTGAGACCGTTATAACCTCGAATCACGCGGGCCTTTGAATTGGATTGATCAGTTGTACTAGTCCATGAACCGTGATTTACATTATTCCAGATCTGGTCATCGGTAATGTACTTATCCCATTCGTTGTCTTTATCCGATGCATGTACTCCACCTGTCGGCAGTCGCAATGTTATTTCTCTATCAGAGGATGTGAACAATTGGGCAGTATAAAAGCCGACATAATAAAGGCCGTTCCACACGTAACGTTCTGATACTCTGATGCGATATTGTGTGTAAGCTTTATCATTATTGAATGAGAAGGTCTTTTTAAGACCGTGCCAGCTGGATACTTCATTTCCATTATGCAAGATATCCCATGAAGTTCCGTCATTAGAAGCTTCGAAGACCCATTTTTTCGGACTGTATATTGCATATAGATCATACGAAGTAATTCTTGTTGGCGTAGAATACTCGATCTTTAAAATCTCTTCTGTTGTTTCAGTACCAGCAGTACTTGTCCAGTACGTAGTCTCTGATCCATCAAAAGCCTTCCATGCATGATAACTTGCTGTGTTGTACTCTGTTGAAGCAGAAACTTTACACACGGCAGAAGAATACCCAGACAAACCTGGAATGGTGTGCAGGCTTTTTATTGGCAGCCCGCTTCCGCTTGCAATCCCTGCTGTATTTAAGGCATCCCATGAAATGATTTGGATATTGCGGTCAGCCATCAGCAACTTATCACCTTTGTGATTTGTACCGTACATGATGAAATATCCATCGCCATTTGCACTTGTTGCAGGAGCATTGGGAAGAAGTCCTGACATTTCTTTTCCGATCGATATGGTTCCAAACGTACCAGCAGGTGCCAAGTAGTTAAAACGAATACGTTTTCCTACAGTTAAATCTTTAACATCTACTACTTCATCTGGATGAAAAATTCTACCATCAGCATCGATATCAATGGCATCAATATACCACCAGAACCCGTCACCATTGTTGTAAATTTCAACAGAATGTTTTTTTAATTCTAGCCCTAGTTTCTCGTATTGTAGGATAGAACCTTGATTGTGAGCTCCAACAATGGCGCTATAGCTTTCTTCTACGCCGTCAATTACTATTCTTAGGTCTGGATGATACCCAGCATTAGCCACACCTAAAATTCTTAGCTTGTTTCCATAAAAGTTAAACTTGACTTTATTTTTGCCACTCCTCTCAGCATAAATGGCATTTCCACCAGAACTTCCAGCACTTGGTTGCACAACCCATGAGCCTATATATGAAATGGCTGGACTGTCATTCTCATATCGTCTCCATCCCGCTACTGGTGTAAGTAACCGATCTCCATTTTTTTCCATACGCTACACTTCCTTGTATTCAAATACTGGCCGAAAACCTGTACTCGCATAAGCTATTGATGAATTACCCATCCCTAAACCTTTCCATATTGGGAAACTATCCTCACTTCCCCTTCCAACTCGCCAAGTATTGTCTTGAACTTCAATAGTTCCTGTACTTGATATACGAGAACCTGTCATAGTGGTATCTTGCGTAGTTGTAAAACGTACTTTGTAATGAAATACATCATCTACTGTATATCCATCATTTATCATGCTTTGAGGAAATCCCATTAAGTACTTATCATATTCGTTGTTCACAGGAAAGCATGTTCCATTGCTCAATCTGGCATCTAAGGTTTTATTTTCATTTGCATCTGCATAAGCTACTCCACCTGTGAGAGATCGGAGTGTACCTGAAATATTCTCACTCGAAGCATAGCCTTGTGAGATATTCGAGCTTGTACTAAACGAATAGGGATTCCCTTGTATCACCTTCCCTGCATTCAGGGCATCCCAAGAGATGGAGTGTTGACACACCCTATCAGCGATCAGCAATCCTTTGGCAACTTTCACAAAATAAAATAATTTGGAGTTGTTAGTAGTGGACTCTCCTGTTACTGGCTTTTCTTCAGCCGTAGAGAATGTATCTGTCCCTAACCCAACTAATATCCCTGCTGGACTATCAGATAAGCTTCCACTAGTTCTATGAAAGGAGTACCAACACTTCACATAGTCACCGATCTGCATATCTGAGATTTTTGTTCTTAATTGTCCGGTTGTTGCTGGAATTGGCATTTTTGTCACCTCAACAATTCATTGAACTTTCGTAATACTAAATTGAACTCTCATCCATATTCAATTCACCTTGATTTTCTCTATACGAGAAAAATGATTCACATCAAGGGATAATGAGTACACTCTATTACCAGAGGGAAGAACTACGTCTTCTGTCATTTCAATCAAATAGTCGGTTTTAAGCCGTAATGTACCATCCAACTCCATATAATGGTCATGATCAAAGTTTGAGGCCTCGTTGCTAGAAAAGGATGCAATTTCGTGAGTGTAATTTTGTTCACCGGGGGCAAATTTTAGAACCTCAATAGGGGGTAATTTATAGTCAGAATTGTAGGGGATGGTGATATTTACTTCTAAAGGAGAAACGGGAGAGGCGATAACGCCATATTTCTCTACTTGGATCATTCCAGGTACGTTACCGCCTGAACTACCTCCTACCGTATCTGTATAGGTGGGGAGAGTGTCTTTGTCATACCAAATGCAACCAATGCTGTTGAGGATTGCTTTATCACTAAGGTTGGCTCGAATGACAAGAGAATTACCTGGTAGGAAAGTGTTTAAGTCAACCAACTGATTCAAAGGAAAACCAGTTGTGAACGTGGTTCCTCCATCGAATGACAAATCAATGCTGGCGTTGCCCTCATACTCTGCATCCAATAAAAGATGGGTCGGAGCTTTTGCCAATGGAATTGGCTTGGAAACCATAACAGGATTTTTATCAGATGCTTGCAGTATTTGTATTTCAGTGACGGTCATATATGAACTTTTATTCCAGACAGTTACTTTGACCTCATTAATAGGATAGTCCAGGTTGAGGGGGTAGTGCCAAGAACCGTCACCATGTACGCCTTTATCAGTTATCGTAGCGAGATTTATCCTTGGAGTAACAGCCTCCCATTTACTTGATGAAGGATTTTTGACGAAAATTTGGTGATCGCAATAGTTGTGATTCCCACCATAACTGCCGTTCATCCAAAGAATAATTTTGGATACTTCTACGGGTGTCACCCATTTCATGAATAAGTCAGCGCTTGTACCACTCTGAAGCCAGTAATCAGAATTTCCACCTGGAGATACGGTAGCATTATCATCTGCGATTTTTTCAACAGAATAGGTCGGTGTGGTGCCATTTGCTTTGAATGGTCGATAGGAAGGATTATTGTTGTTGTAATCTCCAACAGAAGAAGCAGTCTGCACACCAAGTGTCTGCCAGCTATAAATAGCCCCCGCGGATTTGACAAATTTTCCATTCCCAATTCGATAGGATTCGGACTTAGAGGCATCAATTCCCGACGCATTTACAAAAGCATCTGCATACAAATTGTGCCTAACCGATGCTCCCTGATTCGCGCCTTCCAAAGTGCGATAAGCATTACGCAAAATATTAGTAGCAGCAACGACGTCTACTAACGGTTTGGTACTGCTACGATCGTTGCCTCCTTCTTCTTTACCAGGCATCCCCACAAGCATGCTATCGTCATACCAAGTAAACCCTAAAGAGTTTAAACTGCCTGTAGCTGGAATGTTAGCTCGTAATTGGAGGTTTGTACCTTTTAGTGAAGAGGTATCGAGTAGCTTGTTTAAATCGATGTTGTTTACCCAGGTTGTTCCATCAAGGGTTAGGTCGAAGGTGACCGCGTCAGTATACTCCGCAGTCGTAATAATCTTGTTTGGAGAGCGGCCAACATTAACCGCTTTAGTTACGAGCGTAACCGCGTCAATAATTTCATAGAATTTAATCTCGTGCCAACCAGTATAAATCACCGTGTTTGTACTGCGATGACTGCGAAGCTTGGCCATGCGGTAATAGCGGTATGCAGTAGTATTGGTGAAGTTGTGTTCTGTTTCTGAATCAGTGTTCACATGAGATCCTACGTATATATCTGTCCAATTCGTATCATCGTGTGAACCTTGAAGAGTAAACGAGGCGAGACTGTACTGTCCACTGGAAATTCGAAGAGGCTTGATTGCGAGCTTAGTAATAATTTTAGGGATGGAAAAGTCAATTTGCCACCAATGACCTTCTGCCGGAGGAGTTACTCCATTTGAATAATAGTAATCAGTTAATACTCCGTTGATTCCCAACCATCCGGGATAACCAGACGTTTCACTAGAAGAGGATACATGATAAGGGGCAGGTTCAGTAGGACTGGACATGATGATGTTTGTATCGTGAACTCCGGGTAAGACAGCACCATTTATAATCCCAAAAGAAGACGACTTTTCGGTATCAATTCCTGAGGAATCGCTAAATACATCTACATACATGTTGTTTTGACGATAGGCCGATCTGTTATGTGTTTCCGCATCACGGAAGGTATTCAGCAAAATATTGATTGGGGTCTGTAAATCAAAGGAGCTGCTTGAGGCTCCTCCATTATTTCCCCCGCCACCCCCCGTACCAATCTTCCCCTGCATGTCATCCAACCGAGCTTTCAGACTAGGAAAAGTTCTTCCATCCCGATCTCGGCGTGCAGCGACCACCTCGGCGTTGGGGTTAGAGGAGACATCGCTTTGCAGCTTTAGAATGGCTTGGTCTTGCTGGGCGTTTTTTTGTTCGACTTGCGAAAGACGGAGATCTTGCGTCTGATTTTTCGCTTCTGCCGCACTGACCGTTGATGATAACGTATTTAGCCGCGTTTGAAAAGTAGAAACATCACTTTTCACGGCATCAAGCTGACGATCCTGTTCATCATCTTTGTCTTTTAGCTCACGGAATTTATCCTTTAAGCTCGGTTTATCTCCTCTGGCATCATCAAGCTCCTGGAGGTAGGAGTCGATTTCGGCATGGGTACGTTTTCCCTTGTTGGCCAACTCATTATGATCCAGGACGACTTCGGTGCCTGCTCGGGTGATTCTGACCGACATACGTTCAGCTCCTTTTTGATTTATTTGGTATAAATGGCGGACAAATTGAGACCGAAATGGACATGCGTCGTTTTATCTATAAGGGATGGATCGGTTTCTCGGGAAATCCGCGTCCAGAAAACTTGTTCATTTCCTGCCGCAGTATCTGGCAGGGTGAAGGAATCGCCCCACGTGCCGGGCACACCGTTTTTGTCTGTGGCGACATCTACAAGTCGCTTGTACTGATCGGTACCTGCATAGGAGGTGAGAACGCCTTGGATACCTGTAAAAGTTCCATGACGCATCGTATTTCGGGCGATCATTTTCACTTCTTTGTACTGGCCTTGGAGCATATGACCGAGAAATTCCTCTGTGTTGTCTTGCAGAGGGACCTCATTTCCTTCGCCATCGATAAAAAAGAGGGTGGGAGAAGGGGAAAAACTGTATTCGTCCCCACCCCACATTTCCATCTGGTCGCTGGAGCTAATGATTGTTTTTCCGTCTGCTTCCGCAATACGTAGGGAGCCATTGAAAGGAATAGGATGCTGAGTCAAATCAAATTGAATGGATGTTTGGCTTGTCCGACACGTTTTTGAGTCGACAGGAGCTCCTGTGGAATCGAGCAGCTCCACGCGGGTGCCGGGGGAGAGGTTTGAGACTGTGAGAGTGGGGAGGGAGAAAACGCGGACGTGTTCCATGTCCAGATAGTCGTCTGTAGCGCTGCTGTTGAGAAACATACCGATTTTAGGAGCAAGGCGATTAAATTCCTCTGAACCGATGATATGCCAGATGGCTCCGTCCTCGGACCAATACGCGGTGTAGGTATTGTAGTCGCGTATTAATCGAAGCCAGGGGAAGGTTTTCGCAGTACCTTGCGATGCATCGTAATATTCTTCGACATGGAAAAAGTCGTTATGGTTTATGAAGACAGTTAATCCGCCGGTGTTTCCGGAAGCTTTCGGATTGTATGAATTTTTCATATCGAGGACAAATTGTTTTACGGGTGTCAGTGAATCTAAAAAGAGTTGAAGTGGCTCAGCTCCGCCTTTTAAACGGAGCGAGCCTGGTGCGTCAGATAGCGACCACCTTGAAGAATCATTTGGTGTCATGTTCCACTTGGAATCGAGGGTTAGAGAATCGAAAGAATCCTCGAAGAGAAACCCTGATTTACGCCGAGAAACTACACTCATAGAAGTACCTCCTTACGTAAATAGCCATATTCGTTTGCCAATCACACATGCCTCAGGGCGTTGTTTCCAGATCGCCAGCAAGCATTTGATCAGTGCTTCGACGCATTTGTCCCCGCTGCCGGGATCGCAGTAGGGGGTGACGAGGACCTTGTCGCAGATCCAGTTGGTTAGTTTGATGTAGTCGATATTGCAGTAATCCCAAACTTCCGATGTGCCTTTTGCTGTAAATACCCAGGTGAAAGTATGTCTTCCTCTATCTACTTGAAACACAGGAGCCCCACCGGCATTTGTATAGCTACCTCGAAGAACGCCATCAATGAAAAAGTCCAATTGGCTATTAAAAGGAGAGGGGACAATTGTCCAGTTTTCCGTTGCTTTGAAATTTCGGAGCTTGAACGTAGTCAAATAGCTTTTGCCAGTCCACTCGCTTATTTCGCCTTTTTGTTCTGTAGTAATTTCAACGCGTACTTTGGTAACGTTAGGTTTGGATAGGTTTTCGAGGGTAAAGTCGTAGTTTCCGGAGAGATTAACGGTAGTGTTTTGAAGTTTGTTGCCTGCTTGATCGTAGATGTTTACCTGAATATTGCTGCCGTTGCATCCTCCCATCCATATCGGGACGTTGGCTGTTGTTTTGAAGTTGTATACAAATGCAGATGATTTAGGGAGCGGGAGCTTGTCATGGAAGGTATGCTCTCCATTGCTCAATCTTGCTTCAGCATCGCAATCGGTATAGAACTTGATTCGGATAGAATAATTTTTCCCTTCGTCAGAATCATTGGTAATGGCAGCTTTGATTGTTTGTATATCATCAAAATCAGAGTACTTTTCTTCGGATATGATGGTTCCGTTGTCTTCATCGTAAACTCTTACGCGGACATAGGCATCACGGCATGGTTTTGATTTTTTACTTTGTCTGATCTCGATTGTATCGATCCAACACCAGGAGTCGTCGGGTATGATTACTTGAGTGGGAGGGGGGAGATTAGGTTCATATGGCGAGTTGTCTTTTGGATAAATAGAACCAAGTTTATCTTTACAATAACTTTTCCAAATTTCTTGAACGGTTCCATTTTTTAACAGAAAGCAACCGCCGTTGTCATCTTTTCCTCCTCTATGACTTAATCCTTTTAATAACGTGTAATCAATTCGATAGTGTGAGTTTAGAGGAAGTTCATATTTTATTGATTTTTCTACCCATCCTTTACCTTCTGTAGTTAGGAGCTCGCTATCGATAATTGTACGATTAGATAAATCAGTTACGGTTAATTGGACTTGTGTGTTATCAAAGTCATTACTAAATTTACGCTGTTTATTGGATTGGAGTTTGAGATTACGGATTGCGATATAATATGGAATATTATCTTTGCCAACCTTTGAACTCTTTCCTAAAAAAGATTGAAATTCAAAGGCGATGCAGTAGGTGCCTGGTTTGTTACAGTAAAATTCTTGGGAGCTGTGGGGTTTTGAACCGCTCCAATCTTTTATTTTATAGGGATTCTGTAGTTTCCCTACATTCATCATTTTATTACCTGTGCGAGGGATTGATGGGGTACTCCATCTAATACCTCTACGTGTTGCGTATATGTGAGAATTGGTTTCACGCTTGTATTCTGCCACTGCTGCGTTACTAGCAATTCTTAGTGTAGAGACTTGTCTCCCATTTTTATTTCCTTGTCGATTATCTATTTCATAACAATAGTATTGATAGTCGAACTCAACTGTTAAACGTTCATTACCTACACTATCAAAGACAGCATACCAATAAACATATGGATAGCTTTTATTTGTAACCTGTTCAGACGTTAAAACATAGGAATTTTCATAGTGTATCGGTGTCTTGTTAGGAGCGTCAGGAATAGGGCGGAATATCCATTCAACAGGCACATCGAATGCATTAGGAACATCGAAGCCTTTACCGGAATATATCTCCAATTGTTCTGAATATATCGCTTTTGTGATGGATGAATTATCTATAAATCGTCTAATTGTAAAATCATCTCTATAAGTGCCATGAGCAATGGGGACAGAACCAGAAGCATCATAGTATACTTTAACAGGTTCTGAAGGATCATATTGATAGCCCCAGTCAAATTTCAGATGTGTCTTATGAGGTGGCTTAGATCCAGGGCCGTATATAGCTGGATGAGTGTATGTTCCAGCCGGATAGCATTGCTCCCCACCTGTAGAAGGAGCGGGTTTCGTTGGAGGCTTGTATCCAGAATCAGGGTCTTCAACTTCGACTTTATCGCAATCTTCAAAAACCCACTTTAACGTTTGTTTTCCTCGGCTAAGTGGAACTACTACCGTATGACCAAGAGGATCACTCGAGCTTTTGTTTTCAGACCAAATTAACCGATTGTTACTATATAGACTGAGATACTCGTAGTCTGAAAAGGAACCGCCATATTCAAACTTTACGAATCCCGGTTCATCCAAATCTATATTCTCGACATAAAGGCGGTTCCGGGTACCGTCTTTATTCTCAACCTTGAGTACGCCGTCTCCCCCGTGACCTTCCCCATGATAACGAGTAACGATATCTTCCCATTCCCAATTGTCATCAACACGAATTTCACGTGCGTATTTATCCCGATTATTGAAGTCTTCAGAAAATATCACTTCATATTCGTCCTCTTTCGATTCATCAACAAGACTTTTTAGCTCCAGTTCTTCCGAAAATTCAAAGGATGAACCAGGATTCAGAAAGATATCGTACACATTTTCTGCACGATCCTTTTTTGTGTAACTAGAGTTTCTGTCTGTCTTCCATTCCCGGTCTACATCAATGTAGCTGCCCATTGGTGTTTTATGTTTGCCACTTGACGAGCGATAAGAGAATTCACCAGGATAAGTTTCCTCAAGGGGTTCTTCTGTCAGGTCATCTTGAATTCGAAAAATAACGGTATTACGGCCTTTTGTTAAAGGAAGCTGTACATTTTTCTCCCATTCATCACCTGTTGCTTCTAGTTGTTGCACGTCATTGATAATGACGAGGAGTCTTTCTGTATCACGTAAACCAGTGGTAAAGCTAAACTCAATCCACCCATCAGCCTCCAGGTCAAAAGTATAGGTGGCATCTCCATTTCCTGAAACGATTGGGTCCTTCATATAAATTCCGCTGCCAAGTCCAGGGATCGTCTCCCATTCCCAGCGATTTTCTCCGGTGAAGGAAAAGTTAATCGGATCAGTAACAGTGGTAGTTCGTTCTTCGTAGTGATCAATCTCCAGCGGTGGACAGATAAGTTGGACATCCCCCGTTAAATCAACGGAACAGTTGTCACCAATTTCAACGTCATAAGAAATGACAGCAGAATCTTCTTGTGTGGAGGATGATCGTCCATCCAATGACCATTGCCATCCATGGTGAGAGACAGCGGTACTTCCTCGTACCCCTTCTCCGGACTGGGTAAGAGAAACAAATTCTTCATCGAAAAATAATGACGATTCATCCGTATATGGCGGGTTATCCACTCCCATTTCGTATTGAAAACTGAAATCTCCAGCGCATTCAGCGTCGATAACCCTTTGAACTTTCCTTGAAAGCATATCGTTAATTCCTGAAAAATAAGTGGTGATAATGCTCTTATCTGAAAACGTAATCCATTCCCACCCTGGAATGTCATAAGCCGCATCCCCCAACGTATCCACATCCGGCGGCGTCTGCTCATCCAAGCTCTGCACCACCTCAACGCACTCTACATCTTTAACATAAACCGCGTTTTTCCCAAACCGCCGATCACTCATCCGACGCACAAACCAGTCAAACTTGTACGTCTGCCCTGGCTTGACGTTAAATTTCGCCTCCTGCCAGCTGCTGTTCTGATTCCATTCCCCGCCAACCTGATTGTTGTTAATAAAAAACAGCAACCCATCGCCAGGAGAGGTGCTAGCCATGTACTTGAAACGAATGAAGCCTTGCTTTTTAAAGCGCCATTGAAAAGTCACCTTGCTGGAGTTACCGTGCTTGAGCGTGGTCACATCCAGCTTCATGATATTTTCATTCCCCGCCATCTCATTGGTGCCGACAGAGTGAACCATCTTCCATTCCTGATCTTCTGTCGAGGATACGTAACGGAAAAGGCCGTGAAACTTGTCCGTCAGTGGGAGAGTCCGCATATCGAAGGTCGGGACTTCTTTATCGATGGCATCGTAATGATTGAGGTAGTAGCCGCTGAAGTGATGATAGTATGGAGCCGGGCAGACTGGCAGCGAAACATTTTGGTGGGTTCCATCTGGCTGTTCGGCGTTTTTCAGGATTTTGTAAATGCAATCTCGTACCATGAGCAAGGCGCGCTGGTAGTCGTTTTTTTGCGGATCGATTTGCTGATTGACCCACCATTCCAGACGACGGTACATGTTCCACAGCGCTTCGCGGCAACGAACCTTTGCGTACCAGTTTTTGTCCCGAACAAATTGCTCCATCATCTGATCGATCATGCTTTCGAGAGAGTCGAGATTGACCGTTTGCCAACGACCAATCTGACCCTTGCCGGGATCACCTAGCAGCGGATTCTGATATCCAGCGTAACGATCCTCTGCGCGAGGACGATTGGGGCTGTCCGGATTGTCCGGATGATTCGGGTGGAATGCGCCCTCTACCAATGAGGAGCGCATTTTTCCGAATGTGACGTTGCCCACTGATTTAGAAAAAATGCCAAACGTATGACCCAAAATGATCACCTCTAATCGGTAAAGTCGTATTGCAGGTTATGATCTACCCAGACGCGGATGCGGTTACCCGTTACCCAAACACGCAGCGTATACCATTTCTCTTTTTCCCAGGCAAACGGGTTCATCGGGGTAGAGTACATGGTTGAGCTGCCATTCTCTACTTTGAAAAGCTGCATGGGTCGCGGCATTCCGCTGGCGCTTCCATCACTGACGACGAACATCCAGTAGTTCTGGTCGTTGTGATATTTGAACACGATACCAGCGCTGTCTCCATCTGCGGGCTCATCGACTTTGAAATCGACCTCAAACTGATAGTCTGTATAGGTAAAGTCATTTCGAATGTAGCCGCTCATGCCACTGGAGCCTTTTGTGTGGGTAAATGTGCCTTGGTCGCGATTATGCTCCCATGTACCAGAACCAAAACGAGTCCAGTTGTCTTGCCCCATCGCGAGTGCGTTCCTATCTGTCGTCCATGGGTAGTACGCATTGAATGGATCATGGGGATCGTATGCTTCTGGAACAGAAAAACCACCTGACCAATGCTCGGGATCGTGTTCAGCTTCGAGTACATCGTTGGAGTAGTCGTAGACCAAACCTTGTCCTATTTCTTCTATACGATCTGCCCAGGCATTCTTGTAGTCGCGGACCGAAATCAATGGTTGTTCGATATAACCTTTTCCGCGATCCAATTGGCCAGCGAAGTATTCCAGGATGACGGCATCTGCGAGTTCTTTTTTACCCATGATTTGGGTGAGAAGTGAGGTAGCACGCTCTTGGTTGTTGGCTATCCAATCCGCGTTCATAACAGCTTGATCTGGTTGCTTGTAGCTGAGGATGGATTCGATCAAATGAGCTGCTGCTTCTGGTTGATAGGCAATCAGTTGCTCATGCAATACCGTTTGTTCCAGCGCGAGCTTGGCATACTTACGCCATTCATCGTCCTGCAGTTCTCCATCGCGGGCGCTTTTTTCTGCCACATCGTATAAATCGACGAGGTAACTGGCTCGTTCATGCGGGGAGGTAGCGAAGAGATAGCCGCTGCACAATTCCGTGATTCTGCTGCGCAGCAGTGCGGTGACCGGCAATTCGTCAAGATCGCTGGCGTGAGCGGATTTACGGGCAGTATGCTCGTCAAACAAAACGGACGGATCGGGTTCCATGTAACCAAAAGGATGCTCAATTTGCAGTTCGGCTGGACGGAATACATCTTCGCCAACGAGTGTTTCTGCTATAGATGCAGGAGCCGCTTCTAATTGGCTGGCGATTCCTTCTTCTGCGACCGTGGAAGAGAGCAAGACTTCCCGTTTCCCTAAAACTCTGTCCTCTTCAAGATGCGAGATAACCTCGTTCGGGCGGGTGGACTCCCATGTCTCAAAGGAAAGAATCCCTGCCTTTTCTTGCAACGTCTTACTGAAGATGACTTCGGATTCGATCAATGCCTGAACCCGCGTACGCACACCCTCCAAAAATTCTTCATCCACATAAGCCTCGAAAGTCTTGTTGGTCAGTGCCCATTCCATGAGTGCTTCCAAAATGCTTTGACCGTCTGTAAGGCGGGAGGCAAAAATCATGTCGTCCATCAGGTGGGAAGGAAATTCTTTAGAGGCGAGGATATCCTCCAAAAGATGAGTGGGCAGTAACCGTAAGATGGTCGCGAAGACCATATCTTCAGCCAGGAGACTTGGGCGTACATTTTCTAAGAGGGCGAATTGGTCATCCTCATCCTGATAAAAAGATGGCTTAGGTGCTTTGCCCCCGCTAAGATCGATGGCGCGTTCCTTTTCCCAAAGATGAGTAGCATGTGTGAGCTGGCGATCTGCGCGAACGTCATCCCTGATAATCGAAGTGGGGCGAGAAAGATGTTTCTTTCCAAGTTCGAAGTGCTGGGGAATCCAGAGCTTACTGACTTTTTCGCGCTGAGAATGGATGAGAGGATTGGGGATAAACAGTTGAGGACTGTTGCGTCGAAAAGCTTGTTCGAGATAGCTCAAGATCGATGCATCTGTTTGAATCGAACGTGTGCCAGTAAGTTGTGACATAAAAATAGCTAAGTCCGAAGCCGCGTCTCGATTACCGATTGTATATTGTGTCATGAGTGTGCCTGGTGATTGATAGGGACGAAAAGCATGGAGTTGAGAGCTAATGATGAACAAATCATTTTGGTACGGACGGAAAGCTGTTGGTGAAAAGGAATCAAGGGAGAGAAGGCGCGTGAAATATCGATAACCCCAGTCGTGCTTCTGTAAAATAGAACCACCTTGGTGTATGGTTCGGGTGCCTGTGGAAGCCGTATGGATAGCTAAATCTTGCGTAGCGATCCTGCTTGCACGGTGAAGGAAGTGCAGCAAGGAGTCATACTGACGGGCTTTGAGATAAGCCCAGTCCATGTCGCGAAGCACCTTCGTCGACTTTGTTTTAATCCGGTGAAAGGCTTGCACGAAGTGTCGGGTCATCTGGAAGGCAAATTGACGTTCGCCAATGGAACGGGACCAATCCGTAAACATGGCATGTTTATTGTCGCGGATGGATAGGGGAATAGCGTTTTCAACAGTGAGGTTGTGAGCAATCGATCTAGTCGCGTATTCTCTTTCTAACTGCAAAAAGAGCAACGCCCAAAACTTCCGCTCAGCTAAGCTTCTTTCCGTGTTGACGAATAAATCAAACGTGGAAGTACGCTCTCCCGTGAACCATTCATCTATCTTTTTCCCGGCGAATCGCTCAGTCCGTGTTGCCTTGTAATGATCTTTCATAAGATCAGCTTCTGCGGAAAAGGTACGGTTCGCTCCAGCTGGTGGCAAATCAATATACAGCTCATCCTTATTTACGCGCACGGACATTTGGGCTGGATTGAGCTTTGCCATTCCTGCTGTTTTGATCCGATCTGATAAATGAACGCGACGAATAACTTGTAATGGCTGTTTGATGATCCGGTCAGCATCCAAGGCATCGTCCTGAAACAAGCTTTCTTTAAGCGGCGAGCGATCGGATACCACGACCAGTTCCATGGGATTGGCCATGCTGGTATCATTCCGGATCATATCTTGCAAAGAGTCTTGAAGATCAGCATGAAATGATTTCCGATTCGCGAGCAAATAATCCAGCATGACCATACTGGCACTTTGTCCGTAGGGAATATAGACGAAGGAATACTTACGGGAGGGCGAAGTCGTGAAAGTTACGTTTCCTATATAGTTGCGAATAGAAGTGTGGTGGTCTGCAAGTCTGAATTGATAGGCTGCTAGAGAAGAAATCCCGGTCAAATAGTTCACCTCCCAAAAAGAAGGGGGAACACCAGAGATGCGTTCTAGTTTCCCCCTTTTGCTAGCTATACGGTTTTAGAGGGACTTCTTTTAGTAGCGAACTTCCTTCAGGAATGCGACCCCCATTTTTACGTTGGCGGAGTAGTTCATGAAATTCTGCTCGGTATTGTGGTCGAAATAGCGGTAAACTTCCTGTTTGTGTTTCTTAGTCGTGTCGCTCGGATCGACATCAATGATCAATTCATCCAAGTGGAGAATGTTGTTTTTCGAAACAGCAATGCATGCATCCAAGCTGCCGCGGTATCCATCATATCCGTGCACGACATAAATCGGGCTCAAATGGTAACGGCGTGTCCAAGCAGATGCGTTAAAGCCTTGAGGCTCCAGCAGCAATCCAGTATCGCCTAGAGGACCATCCTTATATGCCTTGCCCGGCTGTGGAGCTTGGGTAATGAAGGCAGGGTAGTGCTTTTGGAAGCGAATGCCCGATTTTGTCGCCAGCATTTGCAAGGTGTTGTTGCCAAAAGAAGTGTATTGACCATAATCGTGTGGGGCGATCGGAGCAGCAGGCTCAGTAGCGACAGCTCCGGCTGTCAGCATGATGTTTCCAACTACGTCATCCATGTTGTACTTGAATGGCTTGAGTGCGCCTACGTACAGGAAGCTCTTACGATAATCTTCAAAGTGAACAGCCGGATCACCAACAGCTACGAGTGAAAGGCGATTGTTCATCACGTTCATGTACAGGTAGACAGGTTTATCAATCGTACGATCTGTCGGTTTGCCATTCACGACGAATTTCTCGTCAGCCCATTCGAAATTGACTGGATGTCCTTCTGTCGCGAAGGTTTTGGCTGTGGAATTGTAGTCTGCCAATACTTGAACCGTCAAGGAGCTGTGTTCCTTCGGGTTGGTGAAGCCTGGATTGACGAATTTGACATAAAAATCTTTGGACACGTTGTTGATGTTGGAGCTACCCTTTAAGACCAGCTCGGAGGTTTTGCCAGAAGCGGTATCTTTTTTGGTGAGATCGGTCATGACTGTCCAGGTTGATTTTTCTTGTGTCTCTCCGGCAGCTGGGTTAAAGGTATAGTTAGTAAGTTGTTCGAATTCAGATTTAATCGTATCCAGGAGCTCTTTAGAAGTGGTGATTTTTTCAGTGTATTTAAAATTGGCCATGTGAAATTCCTCCTTTAATATACTTCTTTTAAGATGGCGATGGTGCAATCCGTAGGGTTGGGGGAGTACTTGAAGAAGTTGACAGGGGTATTGATTCGGAAGAACTTGTATACCTCTGTCCAAGTTCCGGCAGCGGGGTCCTTCGGGTCTTTTGGTTCCTCTGTATCTACGACGAGCTCGTCCTTGTTGATTAGATTATGGTCCTCGATTGCTACGACACTATCGAGGTAGCCCCGATAGCCTTCGAACTGGTGTACCAGATAGATCGGTGATGCATGATATTTCTTCGTCCATTTCGAGCTTTGGAAGCCGTTTGCTTCGAGTACCATCTTGGACAGCTCTGGAGGGAGCGTGCCCACTCCATCGTATTTGGGGAGCTGAGTAATGAAGGCGGGGTAGTACGCCTGGAAGTAGACAGAGCTTCGGGTTTGCAGCATGGAGAAGGAGTACATGCCGTTGGAGGTATAGCGTCCCCAGCCCGAATAGTTAGGATTGGTGTCCTGCTTGATGTCGGCTGGAAGGAAGCCTGATTTTTCCTTTGTCAAATCACCCATGCCGACAGTAATTCCAAAATTACCTTTGTGGTCATAGTCAGCAAAAGGAATGGTTTTTCCGATATAAGCAAAGCTGCTGTAGTAGGCATCCATATCAGGTGAAGGGTCACCCTCAATTACGATTGCTACACGATCATTGCTGATGGAGAGATTGTATTCGACCCAGTAGTCTGGGCGACGCTTCTTGTTTGGTACCCAGGAGACGACAGAGTCGGCACCATAGAAAAAGTGGGAGGAAGGGCTTTTGATTTCTACTTTGTCATCGTAATCGAGTGCCCATGCTTCGTGAGGTGGAGTGTATTTGTCGGTATCATCGGGATCATTCCATTTGTTGTATTGAAGCTCGGCTTGTTTTTGGTCGAGGATGACCGGGACTTTACCAGGAATGATGGTGCTATTATCGCAGGCAAGGAGGTACGTATCGGCTGATTTTCCTACTGGATTTTTGCCTGTGAAGCCTTTGCCATACGACACATCCAAGTAGTTGTATTGCTGGATGGGATGCTTCAGCATGACGAAATAATCGTTAGGCGTTTGGCCCGAAGGTACGTCAGGAACGGCTTTTAGGACGACAGTGCGGTCGTAGTGATGGACGGGGTTGGCAATGTATTTGACCATTCCGAATTTGTAGGGAGTGGGATCTACATAGGTTGAATTACCTCCTGCGTAATAGACAGTCCATTTAGATTTTGCTAGAACGTCGTTCCAATCGGAAGGCATTTGTGTGATGATCTTGTACTCGTTCCATTCAGCTCCAGGTGTAAAAGTAACTCCATCAAGCTCGTATTTACCTTGAAGGAGTACATAGCACTTCTTACCGACTGTGTTTGCAGAATCGGTATCATCGACATTAACCACCAATAGACCTGGGACAGATAGGGAAATGTCATTGCCTTCATCATTTTTATAGACAAACTCTTTTACCTGAATTTTTTTACCCGATTTCGTATTGGCAGAGTTAAATGTTTCATAGACATACCCATCTTCATCAACGAGGGGTGTCCCTGAGTATACAGCTCTCAACTCACGCAAATCCGGTAATTTATAAACCGGATAACTCTTCCCATCCGTATGCTTGTACGTCCCTTGCGTATCCGCAACAGTCGTCTTCTTAAACGTAACCCACTTGTCTTCATTGACTTCAAACACCTTTTCCCATCGGTTCTTCGTATCCGGGATTTTGGCGTTGACGATTTCATCAGCCAGCTTGTTGATGAGCAAATCGGCTGTGACCTCGCCCTCGATCCAAGCTACTTGTTTACTAGGCATCCATACGCCTCCTTTACAGTTTCTTGCGTAAAAATTTTACATTGTACCAAACTTTCTTTTCCGTACCTGAAATGTTGTGGAAGTCAAAGCGGATCTGCGCATTTGGCTTCAACGGATAGACGATCCCAAAGCTATTTCCCATCGAGACGGACTCCGGGAGCTCTTTGGTATAAATCGTTTCACAGACCTTCACGCCGTCCAGACTCAGCTCCCAGTAATCGCCGACGCAATAATTATTGGTAGCAAACGCCACAGATAAAAATTCTGTCGGATAGGGAAGGGCATAGGTATCGGAAAAGACTTGCTTGGACGCGGTCACATCAATCATGCGTCCGCGAATGAAGGGCTCGGTAAATTTGGAAAAGTGTGGGTAGGGGAGCTCTCGTACCTTGTCGATTACGCCCCCGCCCGAATAAGCAACGGAGAAGCCCACTAGTACTCACCTCTCTTTCTCTATACGAAGGACATCGGTGCCAGTTAAGAGGCCCCTCGTATCATAGAGTAGACGGATCAGGTAAGATCCTACCGTTTTTCCGTCAGGTGCGTATCCCGCAGTGGTTACTGAGGTCAATCGCCAAAGAGAATAGTACTCCCAGTCTGGATGGAGCTGATCGACTTCAAGGGGGAAGGTGGTAGTGTCGGTAGAGCCAAACGTGAGGGAGATGTCCAGCATGTAGCCAGACTCGTAGAATAGCTTGGCACCCGTGACCTTTTCCGGATCGAGAGGATGTTCCCGGATCAGACGAACAGAGGGTTCCTCTGCGAACGGGTCTGCCGCGACTTTCGTAGTACGGTGCACTTCATCACGGATCAGATCGAGGATCGGGTAAATTAAATAATCATTAGCAATCCCGGCCATTACACAATCGCCCCCTCGTTGTTGCTCCAAAATAAATCGAGGATTTGCATATAGCCGTTCTGCGCATCAAACATCGTGCGGATTCCTTTGATGGTATACGCTTCGCGGGTGGTTGTATTGGAGTCGATAATGTAAATGCGATCGAGGACATCCAAGGCAGGGTTGCCGGGAATGGAAATTTGCAGCGTACGGCACAAGCGTTTCAAATCAAAAAACGTTCGCTGGGCAGCTAGCCTCTTCAGCTCGTCTGTTTTGGCAAAAGGAACAGATCTAACGCCTGTACGTACCTCGCCCTTCAGCTCCATCAAAATCTCCGTGTCTACGAAATGACCAACCTTATTTTCTTCATCCAAAATGACAAGATGGCTTTTGCCACGTGAAAAATCGATGGTCTTATGAATCGTGATCAAATTGTCATGCTCGGTAAAAGTAGCCACAATCGGCCGATTCATATCAATCTCTTCCAGGCGATACGTACCGTAACGGTCACAATAGGAACGGAAAGGCGTCTCTTTCATAATTTCCGCGATGGCTTCTCCGACTTTGTATTGATACGATTCGAATTTGCGTCCGGGTGGCTCAACAAAAGGATTTTTCCAACCTTTTGGGGTCAAAGTGGATTCGGGATCGACTTCAACGAATTCGCCTTCTTTATCCGGTACAGCTTTGAAAACTTTGCCTGTCGCCTGCGTCACGTGGGTATAGCTCGTCTCTTGTACAATGGCATAGGGGTAGAAAATGTCTTGCGGATTACTGCGCCAGCCGTACATTCCTGCATAAGCGATCAAGTCTTGTACGATGGCGGATTTGAGGTAGGCAGCTTTGGCAGTTGGTTCGGTTGGGACAGGTGCGGTACTCTCCCACTCTGGAATCGCATCAAACTCCGTGCTTGAGCGGAATTTTTGATAGATTTGCCACACGCTGTTATACCAGTTCGTATCGCTCGCCCATTGATAAGCGCCCTTGTCGCCTCCTTGCCAAAAATATTTGACATCGTCGACAGATTGAAAGCGCCAGCCTTTGCTCGCCATGGCTTCCCGATAGCGGACGGCTCCGCGATAGAGCTGTCGTTCGAGCCCTTGGTATTGCGGGTCACATTTTTCTCCGGTATAGCATCCATATCCGAGAATGAAGTCTCCTGGAGGAAGACCTTTCCCCAGCGTCCCCATTTTGGTTTCGTGCTCTGCAATGGCTAGCAGAAATTTATAATCGAGCTCTGGGCCCTGCTGCTTGGCCTGCTTTTTGGCTATCGAGATGATTTTGTCCCGGCGAGCCATTGAGGAAAAAACGTTGGTATCATGTGCGGCAGAATGCCCGACGTCTGAGGGATACTGCTTGTCTTCGGTAATGACCTTGTTCAAAATCTTCTTGTACATATCGCGGCAGTAAATGGTCATGGTCGATTCCTCGCCATTCAGATCGAGCTTGTCGATCAGCCCCGTAAATACCCGCATCAAATTCAGACCATAACCCATGTAGATCCGGACAGGAGTATTTTCGGAGAGAACACCGACATGGAATCCATTCACAAAATAAGACCAAGGCGTTTCCTTGTAGGTTTCGGGAAAGTAAAACGGATTATAGTCCGGACTGTAGTAGCCGCCAGGGTTTGAGATTGTGATGCGTGCCTCACATGATTCCATTTCATATTGGTCGTCCATTTCGATGTGGTTAATATTGTCGAGGGTAAGGGTGTCCATATAGACGAACTTTCCGACCTGGAGCGATACTTTTCGCGGCTGACCAGGCATGAAGGTGCTCGTAATTTCCCTTTCCTCAAAAAACTCCTGCTGCACAGTCGGGTCCACTTTGTCTTTGTTCCCGTAGAGATCAGGTCGCCCTTGCAATTCCTTGATCTGAATGTATTGGAGGGAAAAACGATTGACCTGTTTCCCGTTCCAGAACAGCTCGATACGGATTTCCATTTCTCCATTGGGAAAGGGGATATCACGAATCTCTACGTTTTCTGTCCCGGAGAATTTGATGACCTTGACTTGCATTTTTCCATTGAAAAAAACGCGCAGCTCGCCGGCACCTTCACCGAAGTTGGTAGAGAACCCCATGCTAAAAATGCCGGGGTGAACGGAGGTCAGCTTGAGATTCATACCTGTCGTAACGGTAGGGGATGGGAAGACGGTCTTGTACCCTTTGGGATCAAAGGTAAAGGTGAGGTTGCTATGCTCAGTCGAGCTTCTCTCGATCATGGATAGTTTTTTGGTCAGCTCGTCTACTTTGTAGACAGATTTTGTGTGCCACGTATTATTGGTAAACCGTTCGTCAAAAAGAGTTGCTCCTGGCGTTCCAACATAGGTGGCATCGGTTGTGACTCCTGCGCCGTTATTGGAAGAGGCAGCGAACAGATGCTTCGAGCCATTCATATAAGGAAACGGATCGATGACGGCTTGTCCGTTCCAGACTTCAAAGTGCAGATGAGCTCCTCTTCCTTTGGAGCGGGGGGAATTGGGATCGTCATAGGTGCCCATGTTCGTAACACCTGCAGAGCGGACGTCTCCTGTATTGCCGCTTTTTCCGATAATAGTGCCTTGCGTGACATAATCCCCTGTTTTGACGTGGATTTCGCTCATATGGGCGTAACGGGTCCACATGCCATCCGCATGCTGAATTTCTACGCGAAAGCCAAAGCTCGTATATTTTTCAGACACGGTCACTTTTTTTACTTGGCCAGCCCAGGCAGCTTTGATAGGCGTACCGACCGGACAAGCAATATCGATCCCTTGGTGCTTGCGATTGTCGCCCATATAGGCGGTAATATCTCGGATGCTTTTGCCCTCGACAGGAAAGACAAAGGGAATCTTGGAGAGAGCAGTTCCCCCGTCCCCTGAACCATCTTGAATGATGGTGCGGGTCAATGTTTTCTCTTCCCGCGGATCACTCATAATGAAATCGAGCTCTTCGGTACGGCCCGGCACGAAGATGAGTCGATCTATCTCGACGCGACACGCGGGCTTCGATAATTCTCCCAGTTTGAGTCTTTCGGAGAGAATTCTGCGCAGTTCATTGGACATCGTTTGCATGAAAACACCTCCTATTTAAACCGTTCCAGGGACCATTTTCGAAAGCGATTCAAAAAAGAGACGGCCTGTGCCCGGGTGAGCAACGAGGAAGGCATGAACCATTTTTCTTTCTCTTCCGCGTTGGATGACGATACCTCGTACATATGGTTGACGACAGCCGCTCCATCGACGAAATTGTTGATCGCAATTCCTTCGATCAAGTAATCTCCGTTCCCAAACCGCTCATCTTCCATAGAGAGGACGGCTGGTGCCCACCATGAAGGCTTGCTGCCTGTCATCCCACCGTTTAGTGCAATTTTTTCCCCGGTGTTGCTGTTGTACATATACTTTTCGCGCCCGACATCTTCAAAGCGGGTGCTCGTCTCTTTGACATAGAGGAAATGAACGTTTTTGCCCGCCTCAAGCGGCATGTTGAACAGTACCGTATGATCATCAAATTCTTGATAGTCGGAACTATTCACCACTTTTCCATCTACTTTGACGGCAAGCAGCTTTTTACCCGCGGGATAGGTACCGTTTAGGCGGAAAACACGTTGCCCTTCGTATGCCGTGTGGGATTCATCCAGCCGCTGTGTGGGGGGCTGTGAATCCGTAAAGCGTTGGTAAAAAGAGCGCCGAAGCCGGTCAATGAGCAGAAAAGCCTCTGCCCGATTAATGTAGGCGTTGGGAAAGAAGCGGTCATTTCTCCAAACGCCAGGGCTTTTCACCGAAAAATATCCGCCTCGCATAAACAGAGCGCCGTTTTCGTAGCTGTTGTAGATGAAGCGCAACTGTACGCCGTTTAGATTGTAGGGAAGATAAATCGTGGCTCCGGGAGCAGGGCTAACCATGTAGACGTCTTGCTTGAGTCCGATATATTTTTTGGCGAGGTCTTGGGCAGGTGTCGATTTCCATTCCTCTTCAGGCACATCAATTCGCTTCAAGGAGCGACCATAAGCGTACAAATACTCGTTGAATTGACGGCTAAACGGATTGTAGAAATACGTGTCTCCGTTATCGAGGCGTTTGTTCGGGTAAGCAAAGGAAGAGGAGTTGGGGGGAATTGGTTTGCCAAAACGGTCCAAGGCAGGCTTGCCGAAGCTGGAAAAAGCGACAACCGAGTTGGCAGATGGAGCGTAATACAGCTCGACGTCCGTTTTGTTCGGGTCTGTTTGATTCGGCCGAATTTCTTTGAAAAGGGTTTGCGTGCCATCAATATAGACAAAGAGAGGGTTATCTGCACTCGGTGTCAATTTGGCAGTGAGTGTAAATACCTTTTGCCCAGTGGAACCCTTCTGTTCCTCATACAAGTAAGGAGCATTGCTTTCAAAGGAGCCATAAGCAATCCCTTGAATGAACGGTTCTCCGTCAGCCATCAAATAATTGCTGGCCTCCATTACTTCATTAAAAAACCAGTCTTTTTCATTCACATCAGCCCAGCTGATCATTTTCATCACCTCCTATATAGAGTAGACAGAAACGTTTTAACTGCCTCAGCTATTCCCGGATCATCCGTTCTACCAGTCGCCTTGTCCGATTTAAAAAGGCAATAAATTCGGCGCGTGTCACAAAATCATTGGGGCGGAAGTAAATGACAGGCTTCCCATCTCGGGTAATAACCGTGATGAGCCCGAGATCGGCCATTTCCTCAATGTTTTTCTGTGCCCAATGTCCCTCAATATCTTGAAACCGAAAGCGTGATTCGCGCTCAATTGAGTCTTTTTTGATGAGGATCAGATCGACGGTTACACTGTAGCGCCGTCCTGCCTCAAGGACTTGGGGGGTAATAGATTCTGCGCTTCCGAGAAAAATGCTTCCCTTTTCATCGTAAAATTTGTGGGTCCAGCCTGCGTAGCTCAAGTATTGGTTATACGATTCCTTGTCTGGAAAAAGTAAGGTCAATGAACACTGGTAGCTGCTAAAACCGGAGTGGTGGATGTGCGAGGGAGCGTTAATGATTTTGATTTCGCGCAAAGAAGGCTGGGGGCTTGGCGGAGAATAGGGCTCGATGAGTCGGGCGTTTACTTCGATAAACTCAAAGCCAGTATCAAGGAACAGCTTTTTTTTGTAGCGCTGATTAGCAGTGCCAAAGGCGTATTGTTGGGTCATCGTTGTACCTCCTTACAATCTCGTGTAGCTCGTGGCGATGCCGGAGCGGACTTGTTGGCTTAATTCGGTGGATAGGCTTGCTTGTGTACTGCGAACGGCTTCGCTGACGGTCGAGCCGATGCGCTGTAGGTCAGCTTCCGTTCCGCTCATTTTGTCGATCGTAATGTTCACATTACTGCCGCCGCCATAGGTAAAGTCGTAGGTGCTGTGTGTTCCATTGGCCGTTTGCATGCCCCAGTAGGTCAGTGGCTGCAAGCCGTCGGGCATGTTGAAGGTTCCTTTGGTGGGCTGCTTGGACATGTGCAGAGATACGAGATTGTCGTATTTGGCTTTTTCGAGGCCTTTTTTTAAGTTCTCGATGTCTTTCTTGAATGTCTCATTCATTTGGTTCCCGGACAAAAGGCGATCCAATTCAGAACTCGTCGCTTCGAAAGTCTCATTGATACTGCGTAAATATTCTTCATCAAGCTTCTTTACTACTTCAGAATTTGCGCTGTGGCCTGCCAAGATTGCTTTGTTTCTGTCGATCGAATATTGAAGTTCTTTACTTTCCAGCTCAGAGCTCAGCTTGTCCTTCACGGAATTAATTTTTGTGCCGGAGGTATGGTTGTTTTTATCGAGGCTATTTTGTGCGATAGAAGCCTTTATATCAGCGATTACTGAGTCTACTACGTCAGAGGCAGCTGTACCCTTAGGGATTTTAGCGAATACTTCTTCGAAAAAGGCTAAGTGTTCATTCCGTTTCGTATTAATACCACTGTAGTAATCATCATAAGCTTTCAGCATTTCTGGAGAATCATCGGATTTACCTTGATTTTTAAGAGTAGCCTGCGTTCTCTCTAATTCGGATCTTAACTTGCCTTCCTCTAGAGAGAGGCTTTCCAGGTGATGACCAACCACTTCTTTGCCAAGGTCGAGTGTTTTGACCTCTTCCCATGAAGTAATTGGAGTATTGTCCAGCTTGGAGCCGCTGTCATCGATATCTATAAGCATTGAGTTCTTGTCTTTTTCTTCTTTATTTTTGTACGCAGCTTTATATTTATCGAATTCGAGTTGAGATTCCTTGCTGTCTAGCTGGAGGGTATTATTTAACTCTTCTTTGAGGTCTTTGCCATCATATTTGTAAGCAGCTACGAAAGAGTTAATGTAATCGCTCCATGAAGGTGCAGTGCCACCCATGAAGTTGATCAAACCATCTCCAAGACCTGTAAGAAATGTCGATGCAAAAAAAGCATGCTTTAAACCAGGAGGCATCTTGTCAATACTCACGAATTCATTCACGAGGTCCTTTTGATTTTCCAACACTTTGCTTTGTCGCTGGGAATCGGACATAAACATAGGTTGCAGCCAATCTGTGTTTAGACTATCCACAAAATTTAGCGCTGTGATGCCAACGCCTACAAGACCTAGACCTTTTAACAATTTCCCGGCGGTTTTTAATCCTTTTCGCCATAGTGGTACTCTCTGGGCTGTATCATCGGGAGGCGTTGAATCTCTGTTTGCTCTCTCTCTCGTTGGGATATCCGGTGTGGAGCTTGACTCATCCGTATCGTCCGCCGTATCGTCCGACTCTTTCTTGTCCTCCTTCTTTTTTCCTTTCAAGAACTTATCTCGTATCTTCGTCTTGAGATCACCCGAGAATTCCTCAAAAGCGAGAGCAGCAACAGGGGCGAGTCTGCTTGCGGCAGAGGATGAACTGCTTGGGGATGCGGCTGTAGGAGCAGCCTGAGGACCCGCTACGGTACTCGGAGGTTTGGGTACAGCCGTGGACAGTGCTTCTGTCAATTCCTTCAAGGCTTCCCGTGTTTTCTGGAGCTGTTTTTCCTGCTGTTTTAAGTCACTGGTCATGTTCTGGATTTGCTCATCAGTAGCAACGGACGTATCAGATAGAGCACGCAGTCTCTCGTCCAGCGAGGAGACGGAAGGAATCAAGGTGGTAATCGTGCTTTGCAATCCACCGAATGCGCGCTGGACCAAAAGGATTCGGCTGGTGAGCAAATGTGCCTGACGCTCTACATCGCGCATCTTCAGCCAGAGCAGATGCAACTGTTTCAGCAGCTTTTTCTCTTCTGCAATCAGTGCTTTTAACAATTTGTCATTGTACGGATACAGCTCTTGTACCCTTTTCTGTTCCAATCTGTTGCGAATCAATCGAGTGCGGCTAGCCTGATAGGAAGACAGATTTTGCAATTGCCAGGATTGGATCTCCAGTGCTTCTTGCGTAAAGGGTGAAGAGGATTGACCAAGCAGGGCGGTAACACGCTCTTGTCTTCGCTGCTCACTTCCTTCATGAAGATTGCGCTGAGCTTTGACGTAGGCAGCTTTTCCTCCGTATTGATCCGCAGCATTTTTCAACAGGCGCACAGCGAGCGATAATTGGCTCTGGCTTTCTCTCATGCGCTGAAGCAAGTGGACCAAAAGCGTGGGAAAGCTACCGGGCTGATTTTTAAAAAGATCGAATGCTTCAAGGGATGCTGCTTGCCAGATGGATTGCATCTGGGTTTGGGGAGCAAGAGGGTCATCTGGTAATAGAGCTGCTTTCTCCCGAATATCAGCTACAGTTACATGCGGGTCATTGGATTGGCGAGAAGACGTATAGTAAGCTCTGGTTACTTCTTCAAGGCTGACGGCATGTGTTAGCGCGATATCCCGCAGGTCTTGTTTGACTCCCGATCGCAAGTATTCGCGCAAACCAAGTGCTTCTTCTTCCACTTGTTTTTGATCCGTCGTTCGTCCAGAAACACGTGCCTGCGCCAAATCCATCATGTTTGTGTCTTTGAACAAAAAATTACGCTCTGCCTTCTTAATCATACGGTTCAAAGATTTCGCTGACTCCCAATTTTCGATATCCATCGAGGTGATCAGCGTGTGAAGGCCGTTACTCATCATGTTTCGTAACATATCTACGGCAGCTTCTTCCCATGCTTGTGAATGGCGGGTGCTTCTTGTGCCGTAGGACTTTTCCGTTCTTTTAACAGGAGCATCAGGAAAAGTAGCAAAGCGGAACGGAGAAATGACTTCTCCTGTACTTACGGATAGCCGGGAAGTAGGAGCAGCATGGGAAACGGGCTGAGACTCGTACTTACGAGAAAAACTGAGCGGCTTCGACTCAATGTCGCGTATCATCTGGCGCAATTCATACAGTTGTTGATGCAGTGCTTGAAAAAATGGGGTAGCTTGTTGGGCACGAAATGGAGATGCCGACTGCTCTACAGAACTCCGTGCAGCATTCGTTACAGAGCGGAGGGCATCGGTCAAGCGTTGAGTTTCCATGAATATCACCTTCCTCAAAAGAAAAATCCCGTTCTGGTCTTAGAATAGACAGAAACGGGTTATAGACCACCTAACACTTTGCCAAGTACGGCAATATCGTCTTCGGAAATTTCCTGATAGTCTTGCGAGCTAGATGCATGGGGAGAGCTGTCGACAGAATTCGTTCCCTTTCTTCTCAGGAAAGGAAAACCCATGCGTGTCTCTACCTCAAATTGAATGTATTTATTCACTCTCTTCATTAACTCTGCTACTTGGGGAAGGGTGTACTCCCAAATATCCCATTTTTTCAAACCACAGTCTTTATGGAGATGAAAAAATAGATCGCCCCAATCAAGTGGCTCACCAGATTCCATATCGCGAATCGCGGAACTGTCACCCTCGCCACTCTCTACTTTTTTAAGCCGTTTAGACCAATGAGAATGTTAATAAGCTTTTTGGCCGTCTCCAAATCACAATGTTCATCCAAGTACTCGCGAGTGACCATAGGGTAGTTGCGAAAGCCTAGAAGTAGGATATCGAATAAATCTTCTTCCTTGTTTTCATAGGGGAGAAAATTTAGGATAATTGCGTCGATATGGACGGTTCCCAGCTTTTTCATCAGGATGCGGGCGTCTTTTAAGGTCACAGGCGGAATCCGATAGGTTTTGCCGTCACGCAGCATGATTTCACTATCATCTTCAAAGAAAATAGCTTCTACCAGATCAGCCTCCTGCTGTTTTTTGATACGCTCTACAGCTTCCTGGTTCATCATCTCTGCGTGTTTTTTTTCCAGATCTTCTTGGTGGTTTAGCATGGAAAAATCCCTCCTTGTACTATCCGAGAAATCATCAGTAAAATTTATCCACTTGCTGAATGTGATTTCGTTCGCTATGATTCGTTGTAAGTTATTCCCTTTTTAAAAGAGCAAGGCAAGAGCGAAGAGCATGATGCTCTCCACTCAGCCTGCTTAACCTCGAAAGATTTACACTTTTTTGTTAGATACGAAGCGTTTCACACTACCTAGCTTGCCATCTGCTCGCTCTGGATCGATAACGGACAAGGAAATAGCGGAAGTGCTGGCTGTGGAGCGTGCCGCATCGATCGAGAAGCTGCCTTTTGCCATGCAGGAGAACAGCTCTGTTTCAATACCTGCATAGGTTCCGTCCTTTTGCAGGAAAGAGCCGTGATGGACGACATGAACAGGGAATGGCACTTCATCCATCAAAATATCGACTACATCTACGATTTCTGTTCGCTGATAGTTGAAGACCACATCTTCATTGAGCAGGGCAGGCGAGAAGATGAGACGAGCTTTATCTTCACTGCCATCTTTGAAAGTATCCACCATGAATTCGTCAGCTTTTGGAGCAGCAGACGTGCTCAAGCTAACTTGTTTCAAAAGACGATTGCTATTTTTCAGACGAACAGCAAATCCGCCGCCGTTGAAGAGGGTACCGCCAAAGTCAACTTCACAAACACCAGCGTCGCCAGTGGATGCAGATCGATCCAGGCTGCCAGCTTTGATTGCTTTCTGCTCACCCAGCACATACACATAGTCGCTCTTTTGCTCTTGCAGCTTGGAGCCCATCATGAGCTCAAGTGCGGCCAGATCAAATTTGGCATCCGTTGCGGTAATCTCAATGCTTTTCGATTTAACGAGAGTATCAATGGCGAAGAGTCCATCGCCGCCGAAGATATCCTCCATTTCAACATTCATGTCAATTTTCAAGTCCTGCATATTACCAAGCGTAATGACTTCGACGCCATTTCCATCCTTGGAAGCGCGTTTGGCAAGAAATTGACCGACACCTTTGATAATCATTTTTTTAGACAATGAAAGTCACTCCTTCAAAATAGGGGATTTGGGTGCTGTTGCTGAATCGTGTGGAAAGGGAACCTCGATCAGCTTGTCATAGGATAGACGGGGTTTTGAAATGTCTAACAAACTTGCAAAGTAAACTTCGTGATCAGTGTGAAGCAGTACGCAGAGGAATGACCCATATCCGTTTCCTGCTGGGAAACGACATACGTGTCCAAACCTTCTATTCCATTCATCGATAAGCTTTTGCCGTCTAAGAGATGGAAAAGATGGTTCGCGATTTGATGCGCCAGCTCGATATCACCAGGCGTGATCACATCGAATCGGAAGAAGCTGGTGAGAAGGAGGGGATTAACGGTGTCGCGCTTTCCGGAAGTTGCGTAGAAGGAAAGGAGAGGCTTCGCAACATCAGATAGCACGGCGAGCTTTCTTCGCTTGATAATCTGCTTGGATAGGGAGGCCTTGTCGTCTGGAGCAATGCCGAGTAATGCGAGCACCTGACTATCCGTAGACAGTAATTCATAGAGATGATGATAGAGGTCGACAACCACGAATGATTCACCCCCTTTTTCTGAGAATTTTTGGAACAAAATGTGCTCCTTCTACGTTCATAGGTTAGACAGATGGGGAAGATGTCTCCCTTGAAATACATATTCGATCGTAAATAAAGCCAGGAGGTCATAACATTGCGAAGTGATAGGATACAAATCATCATTCAACAAACGAAGGAAAAAGTTTCTGCGAAAGCGCTCGAAGATCATGAAGCCGTTGTTGGGATTATGGCGATGGCCAAGAACTTCATGCTGAATGAAGAAAGTGTGCGTCACATTATCCACGAGGTTTTTGATGGAGATAAGGAACGAATGGCAAAGGCATTGACAGTAGCCAGCCATTTGATTGATGAAAGTTTGATTCAAAAAATAATCTCAGATGTAAAGTAAGCTCGTAAAAAAGCGGGCTTTTTCTTTTTGTAGAGAGAAAACTCATTCGAAACTGTCTATTCTATCTCAAACGAGAAAGAAGTGAGGGGATAAGAATGAGAGATTCCAAAAAAGCTGTATTGTATGTCGTGATTATTTCTGCATTAGCTGAATTTCTGCTAGGAGAGGATATCGATCGCGAAGGCTGGGAGGAGCTTAGTGACGCGTTTGGCATGGTGGGAATGGATCTGAACGAGGTTTTCACAGAAAACGATTCCTTGCTGTTTGGATTTCAAAAAGTTTGTCAGGAATTTGGAAAGATGAATATAACAGAGGAAATGATAGAGGAATTATATGTAGAGGACCAGCTGGAATAAACGGCTGGTTTTTTTTATTTTCAAAATCCGCTTAATTCACCTCAAATCGCTTCGTATAGATTCGACAAGAGGCAAAAGGAGGGGAGAAACCATGTTATATCAGATTAGTTTTTCGGCAGATGGAGAGCAGGTGCAGGTCATGAAATATACGTCGACCCAAGACACCCCGATAGCCGTTTTGGAAGAGTTCTTTCGCGAGCATGTTCAAGTGAACCCAGAGTCCTTAAAAGGAATCGGGATCGTCAGGATCGGTGGGTAGCATGGCCTGTCACGGATGTGATTATGAAAAAGTCTGCCAGAAGAAAATGACAGTCAATGACATCGTGATGTCAGCAAAGGAACAAGATGTCGTGCCCATGACTTGTCGTTGTGTGGTTCATGACATTTGCCGCGATTGCCAATGGTACATCAAGCGTCAGTGCGCCGCATGGAAGATTTTGAATGGAAAAGTATTCACGGCTGGTACCTTGCAAACTTGTCCGAAAAAAATTTTGAAAACTGGTTGCTAAAACTCTCCTCAAATTACCTAGTGTGATAGAGCCACTGTGAATAGGAGCATGAGGAGGGGAGAAGTATGAAAGATCAACTTCACCAAATGGACGAGTTATTTTTCGAAGGGAAAGTCGATGATTTTTTGCAGAAGGCAAAAGAAAACTGTGAAGCCAAGCTGACCGGGATGACGTTTGCTGGAATGACCCATGATGATGTCGTTCAGGAGGTTCTCTTAAAGGTGTATCGCACGATGAAGGATTACGACCAGGAAAAAGCCAGAGTGACTACCTTTGTCGATCATGTGATTACCAATAAAATTCGTGACTGCTTGCGGAAAGCCGGCACGCAAAAAAACCTGACAAACAGTAATGCAGTTCTTGTCTCTGGTGGAGATGAGAACGAAGAGGAAACGATGATCAGCCGTATTGCTGCTCCGAGTGAGGAGTTTCGATATGAGGAAGTAGAGATGATGATCGACATCATGGAGTATATGAAGCTGTCCACGCGAGACAAGCTGATTCTCCAAATGAGAAGTGAAGGCTACTACCATGAGGAAATTGGTCAGAAATTCAACATCAGCAAGGAAAGAGTGTGTCAAATCATCAAGGCGATTTTGAAGCAGTACGGTGAGCTGTAGACATACACAAATAATCGATGAAAAGGAATGATCCAGCATGGCAGTTTTGTTGAAAAAGATGAATGAGGAATTGACAGAGGAGCTCTCCCACCAGGTCATTGGAAAATATGTACACGTTCCGACCAATATGCATACAACACCTACAGCCGAGGGTGGAGAAGAAGAGGTCAATATTTGGTTCGGCGGTTGCGTAGCGGGCATTGAAAAAGCAGTCATTGCCTTCGATTACGAAAAGCAGGAGTTTCGTGAGGAGCCATTGACCTACACAAACTTTTTACTGACCGACGGTATGGGATACACGGTGAACCTACTCCAATCCGAGATATATGAGATTACAAAGGAAGAATTCGAGCAAATGCTAGCAGACCATCTGGCTACTCAGGCTGCTGAGCTTGAAGCAGAGAAAAAGCTTCGTGAAGCAGCAGAGGAAATCTCGACAAATGAGGAGACGATCTAGTGCCATGAGACAGCCCATGATTGTCGCTTTCGAAGGAATTGACGCCAATGAGAAGGAAGCCCAAGCGGCGTTGCTAGAAGAAAATTTGAGAGGCCTCGGATATAAAGTGAAAAGAGTAACGTTTCCGCGTTTAGATACCCCAATCGGAGCGGTCATTGGCATGTGGCTTCGCTGCGAAATTGAACTGGATGAGAAAGCGGTAGGAAAGCTATTTGAAGCGGATTTTCTGGACTATCAACGAGAGATGGCGCGGATTTCGAAGGAGAACGTCGACTTCATCATCATTGATCATTACGAACTGTCCAATTATTACTACTTCTATATGAAGGATACTCCTCTTTCCTGGTATGCCACGATGAGTGATTTGACGAAGCGGCCCGATGCAACCTTTTTTCTGCGAACGGAAGTAGATGCGAATAATGCCATGCTGCTAAAGGTGCAGGAAGCCTATCTTTCCCTTGCCCATGCTTCGCGCCGATCAGTACATACACTGGATACGGCAATCGGGGTGGAAAGTATGCAGAAAAACATTCTGCAAGCAGTCCATCAGCTACATCTGAAAAAGCGAGTTACGTGCTAA